TACGAGGAATCGACCGGGAACATCTGGCTTCACGTCTCGGAGATTCCGTACTGGGCCTCGACGGCCAGCTTCCCTAGCTGTATCCCGGCGAATTCGGCCTGACCGCTGCCCCGCGGTCCTCTCGTCGTGCCACTGCTCAGTTCGGCCCCTCTGACCTTCGGGTCACTCATTCCTCCGGTCCTGGTGGCCGGTGAACAAGCGGACAGCCCTGGTGGTTGCCCGGTGTCCCATTGGAGTACCAACACATGACCGCTCCCGTCGAAAGCCCTGTTGTTGAGCCAACGGCACCAGCAACCCCTCCGCCCCCGGCACCGCCTGCACCCTCACCGGCATCCATGCCTCAAACTCAGCCACCGGCCGCAGCTGCGCCGACGACTGAACCCGGTGAAGGCGACAAGCCCGAAGCGGGGGAGTCGCCGGACCTAGCGAAGCTCCGCAAGGAGAACGCCAACTGGCGCACCAAGCTCCGGGAAACCGAAGCGGCGGTAGCCGCGCAGCAGGCGGAACGGGAGACCGAGAAAGCCGAAGCGGCGTCGCTGAAGGAAACCCTGGCGAAACTGGCAGCGGTCCTCAACCCGGACGCCAACCAGCCTCCGGACCCGGCGAAGCTGGCCGAGCAGTTGACGGCCGCCCAGGCGGAGACGGCGAAGGTTCAGGCCCAGTATCAGAAGGAAATCCGGGACCTCACGATCAGGGCGGCGCTCCCCAACGTCCTGTCGAAGGCCCACGCGGACCCGGCGCTCACCGAAGCCGTCCTGACTGCTTCGGGTGCGCTCGGCAAGCTCGACCCATCTAGCGACACGTTCGCCGCTGACCTGGAGTTGGCTGTGAGTGCCGCGATGGAAGCCAACCCCCGTTTGAAGGTCGACGCCCCGGTGGCGCCGTCCAAGCGTTCTGGCGCTGAGATCCCCGGCCGGTCCGGTGGGTCGAACCAGCTCACCCGCGAGCAGCTGGCGGGCATGAAGCCCGCCGAAATCGATAAGGCCCGTAAAGAGGGTCGTTTGACCAGCCTCGGCGTCGGCCCAGGCTAAACGTCAATAGGAGAACCTCCCGGCGGCGTCCCTCGGGAACCCGTCCTTGTGGTGGGTCATGTGTTCGGAAAGATTCGTCAGTTCCAGGTTCTCGATCCGGTTATCGGTCTTCACCTCGTTACGGTGATGGACCACTTCATCGGAGGTCAGGTACCTCCTGAGGTGGTGTTCCATGACCAGGCGATGCTGCAGGATGTACCCCTTCTGCGTTGCCGCCGCTGGGTGTCCGGGTGCGTATTCCAGCACGTAACCGTCGGCATGCATGGTCGTGCCGCCCTTCCAGTTGTGGTGGTCAGCCCCGGTGGCGATCGGCACAGTCCTGGGTGATTTGAAACCGGTGCGGTGCGTCTCGATGCCGTGCTTCAGCAGGTAGTACCGGGCTAGTTCCGTGCTCATGCCGGTCTGTCGGCCGAGTTCGGCGATTGACCCTGCCTGGTTGTACCGCTTCTGCCACTCAGCGCACTCCTCTGGAGTGGGTTTGGGCAGGTTCTCGGATCGACGTCGGTTGGCTGCGGTCCGGTTCCTGTTTGCCTCGATAGTGCGTTCGTCTGGGGCTGGCAGTAGTCCGGCTTCGGACAGGCGCTTGCGCGCCGTTGTGCGTGTTATGCCTAGGCATTCGGCGACGCCACTAATGGTGCCGGTTTCTTGATAAATACGCGACAGCACAGCTCTGTTCATGCAGGTCAGCGTACCACGAACCGTCTTTAGAAGGAAATAAAAAATGGCCATCAGCTCGTTTATCCCGGAGATTTGGAGCGCTGCGCTCCTCGAATCCCTCAAGAAGAACCTGATTTACGCGGGCCCCACTGTGGTCAACCGCAACTACGAAGGTGACATCGCATCCGCTGGTGACACCGTCCGCATCACGTCGATCTCGCGTCCGACCATCGGTACCTACGTGCCGAACTCCACGGTCATCACGGCGCAGTCCATCGTGGACGCGGACCGCTCGCTGGTCATCGACCAGGTGAAGTACTTCGCCTTCGAGGTCGACGACGTTGACGCCCGCCAGGCTGCTGGGAACGTGCTGCCCGCTGCCATGGATGAGGCCGCATACGGTCTCGCCGACGTGATCGACCAGTTCGTCGCGGCGAAGTACACCGAGGCGGCCAACGTGGTCACTGCTACGACCGTCACCGACGCCACTGCGACCACGTGGACCAACGTTTACGATCACTGCCTGGTGCCGCTGAAGATCGCTCTGGACATCGCCAACGTCCCCTCGGCGAACCGGTACGCGATCCTGCACCCGACCATCCAGGGCTACCTGCTGCGCGATAACCGGTTCATTCGCGTGAATGAGGCCGGTGACTCCGGTGAGGCTCTGCGTAACGGTCTGGTGGGCCGGGCGTCGGGGTTCGACATCATGATGTCGGTCAATGCACCGGTGCCCAGTGCCGGCGTCTACGTGGTCCAGGCGGGCAACAGTTCCGCGATCACCTTCGCCGAGCAGATCAACAAGACCGAGGCTTACCGGCCGCAGTCGACCTTCGCGGACGCGATCAAGGGCCTCAGCCTGTACGGCTGCAAGGTCATCCGCCCGGATGCTCTGGCGACCTGCCAGATCACCGTCAGCTGACCCTGACCAGCGGTTACGCGTCCTTCACTGACTAGCGGCACATCTCATCCCGCACACCAGTGACCCCGGTCTAGCTCCCCGCGACCGGGGTCACTGAGCGTGCGACCCAAACCATAGGAGTAGGCCCGATGGCCACGTACGCCCTTTCAACTTTCGTTCCCAACGGCACTCTCGCCGACCCTGCCGGCACCGTCACCGGCGCGGGTAACAACAACGTCACCACCTCCGGTAACAGTGTGATGGTGGAGGAGATCGTCCTCCGCGTGGTCACCGCCACCGCCACCACGAACGTCACGATCAAGGCTGGCGCTTACCCGCCCGCCCTGTCTCAAGGCCAGGGTGATCTGACGTTCGCCTGCACCGTCGGCACCGCATGGCTGGGTCCGTTCACCGGGGCCCGGTTCCTGCAGTCCGACGGAACGATCAACGTGGTTTCCGGCACCCCGGGGAACACTACGATCACGGCATTCCGGATGCCGCGCACCGCCTGATGGGCACACGGAGGTTTCTGGGGGCGGGCGGAGGTGTCTTTGACATCGACGTCCCGCTCGCGGAGCCGCTTCAGTACCAGTTCGACAAGGGTTCTCTGCGTCTCGCTGACGGTGAGCAGCCCTTCGACGAACCGGAGCCCGAGCACATCGAGCCAGAGCACATCGAGCCAGAGCTCGAGCAACACGACGAGCCTGCCCCCGTCGACGACGTCCCGGTGAAGCCGAAGCAGGTTGCTCCCAAGGCTGACTGGGTGGCGTATGCCGGGTCGATGTCGGATCTGTCGGTCATTGAGGCGGATGCGATGACGAAGGCGCAGCTCGTCGAACGCTTCGGTTAGGGGTCAGCATGCCCGTGTACGCCACGGTCGATGACTACGCGAACTACATGGGCGAGCCGAGCACCGCCGAATTCTCACCCCGGTACATGACCCGCGCCTCGCTGGTGATCGACAAGGCCCTAGTGGGGGCGATCTACCCCACCGATATCAACGGGCTACCGACGGGCACGGACATCAACGGGGTCAACCTCACCGACGTCTTCAGAGATGCCACGTGCGCTCAAGCACGCACGTTGGTGGAGGACTGGGAGGAGTGGCCCACCCCGCCAGGGTGTTGCCCCGACTGCCAGTTGACCTCCGAAGCGTTCGACATCCTGCGTGGGTCTGGGTTGATACCGATCGTCATCCGCATGTGGGGTTGATCTTCCCGTCCTGACTGCCTTTCCCTCCGTTCGTTCCGACCAGCGCGGGGGAGCAGTGGTGATCACTAACGGCTATATGTCCGTTGATCAGCTTCAGTCGGCTATCGGGGACACCACGATCGGGCACATCCCCGAGCACGAACGGGCCATCGAAGCCGCCTCGAGGCAGATCGACCTGTGGTGCGGAAGGTACTTCTACCAGGACACGGTGGCCTCAGCCCGGCTGTACAACGCCGAGGATCGCACGAAGGTGTGTACAGGTGACTTCGCCACCACCTCCGGGGTCATCGTCCAAACCGATGATGACAACGACGGTGTTTTCGAAGTCACCTGGACTTCCGGTCAGTGGCAGGCGCAGCCGTTTGTGCGGTACAACAACTGGCCGTTCACCAGCGTCACCACCACCACTCGAACCCGGGAGTTCCCGGTCTCGGGTAGGCGGCCGTCGATCCAGGTCACCGCACAGTGGGGCTGGGCTTCGGTGCCGGTGGCGGTGGCGCAGGCGTGTGAGCTGGTGGCGATCCTGTACTACCAGTCGAAAGACTCCAGTGCCGGCGGAATGATCGACCTGGAGAGCATCGACCGGTTGTCCACCGACCCGCTGGTCATGGCCCGGGCGTTGGTGCGGGACTACGCCGTCGAAGGCGGCACCCTGTACACCCCGCCGACACCACCGATGCCGATGGTCATGCCGAAGGCCGGTAAAAGCCTGCGGCCGGGCTGATGGCCACCTTCAATCAGATCCGCACCGTCCTCGCCGCCGCGTGCGGAACAGTCGTGGATGACCTGAACGTCTACTACTACCTCCCGCGCAGGCCAAGCATTCCGGCGGTGGTGATCCGCACCCAGAAACCCACCGGCGACTACACCACCACCTGGGGTGGCGGGTACGCCGAGTGGCTGTTCGAGATCCTCATCCTCGTCGGCCGGGTTAGTGACGAGTCAGCCCAGAACTTTTTGGGCGACATGATCTCACCGGATTCGACGCTGATCACCGCGCTGAACAACATCGAGTTCCCCGGCGGACCCGGTTACGGGCACGGGCATGTCCGCAAGGTCGATTTGACCGACATGAAGGTCGGGGCCACCCGGTACGCGTGCGCCCGGTTGACGGCGCTGGTACGGGCTTAGGCCTTGTACTTGGCCTTCAACCGCTGAAGATCGGCAACACGGGCGGCCTCAGCGACGTCTCGATCGTTCCGCGCCCGCTCCATCTGCTCCAGCGCGGCGAGTCGTCTGTGCTCTCGCTCGTCTGTGGTGGCCGACCGACGCAATCCCCAGAAAGCGACCGCGACGAGAGCCAAAATCACGACCAGGAAGATCAGCGACGCCGGGCTGGTCTTCCAGACGGATTCGCCGATCTCGTAGGCGAGACCCACGAGCATGAACACGCCGAACAGGACCGCCCCCAGCGAGTAGCTGACGCCAGTGTCCTTGCCCGTGCGCTGGTAGATCCTCATGACCGGTAAGTAGACCGCATCTGATCTCGCGTTGCTAGTGGCCGTTGGCCTGACGCGCCCCGAAACCCCCGCTAGTCCCTCCCAGCCCTTCCAGGGCCTGTTTCTCCATGTCACAAGGAAGGTGCTCCCCGCCATGCCCGCAGCAAAGACCCACATCGTGCTCCACGACTTCCACACGGTGGTGGATGACGAGACCGGCAAGGAGAAGCACTTCCCCGCCGGCTCCATTTATGACGGCCCCGCCGAGCGCCTCGAGGTGCTGCTGGCCGGTCATGACCACAAGGGCCCGCTGGTCGCCGAGCAGTCCAACCCCAGTCCGGCCGCTAAGCCCGCTGATGCAGAGGTGAAGTAGTCATGACCGCGATCAACTTTGCCGCGACTCCGATCATCACCCCGGGCTTCAAGGCTTTCTGGGGTCTCCAGACGTATGTGTTCACGCGTCAGACCACGGACTTGGACTCGACGTTCAAGGCCGACAAGCTGGATGGTTCGACCTGGGGTGCCCGGTTCAAGAACGATCTGCCGGGGTTGCAGGAAGCGACCACGAAGATCACCGGAAAGCACTCGGCGATCCGCAACCAGATCGGGGACATCCTCCCGAACTACGTCGGGCAGACGACCCCGATCTACGCGTGGAACGCCCTGGAATCCCTGAACGTGCTGGCCCCGGTCGGGTTCGGCCCGGTGTCGGTGATGGAATATTCGCCCAAGGCGAAAGAGAAGGACGTCACCACCTTCGATACCGAGCTCAGTGCTCGTGGTGCGGCCTACAGCGGGTTCATTCTCGTTTCCCCGAACTCCACGACCCAGCTGGCCACCACCGGTACCGGTTCGGATGACGACTCCACCCTGTCCTCCGGCGCCACCGCGTTCGGCGGCGTGATTCAGATGCACGTCTACGACATCTCCGGTGGCACCACACCGACGATGACGATGATCGTGCAGCACTCCACCGACGGCACCACCTGGTCAACCCTGGCGTCGTTCGTAGTGGCCACCCCGCTGACGATCCCGACCACGTATGTGCAGAACGTGCTGATCCCGTCGACGACCACGGTGAATGCGCATGTGAGGGCGTCGTGGACGACCACGGGCGCACCCACCAGCGTGCAGGCCTTGGTGATGTACGACCGCCTCACTGACCCGTCGCTGTAACCGATGGCCGGGGTAGTCATCGACGTCACCGTCGAAAGAGGCAGCGTTTCGGTAGCCGATGACCTCGACCAGCTCGTGTCCGACTCCGGGTACGAACTGGTCGTGGTCCACGGTCCCCGCGCATGTGGTCCGTGCCGGGCGAACGAGAACCCGCACAACGTCCCGTGCGCGGAATGCCACGGGAACATCGCCGGCAAAGTCGGGGCGAATGTCGCCGACTCCGACGACCCCGACGCAGACGACGACAAAGCACTGGCGAGAGGCAACCTCTGCCAATGCCGCGTCGAGCTGCGCAAAAAAGCCGACGAAGACTTCGAAGAATAGATCGATTCACCAATTCGCACGGGGAGAACACAAGAATGTCGCACGTCACCAATCCCAACCAGCTCGCCCCCCCGCTCCCACGCAAGATCGTCCCAGTGGGGAAGATCGCCGGGTTCAACAAGGTCGACGGCAGCCCGGCCCTGCTCAGTGCGCGGGAGTTGACCGCATATGAGTTCGGTGAGCATGTGGCCAGCATGCGTGACGAGTTCGGCCAGCAGACCGCCGAGGGTATCAACCACTCCGATCTGAAGTGGCTTGCCCAGGTTCTCTGCGACGCCCAGGGCAACCGGCTGTGGCACGACCCGAAGTCGCTGGTCGACCAGTTGGGCCAGTACCCGAAGTCAGTCATCGATCAGATCATCGTCGCCGCGCAGAAGGTCAACGCTGGAGATGTAGCGGCCGTGGACCGGGCAGAAAAAAACTCCGAGGAGACGGCGAGCGACTCACCGAATGGGACCTCGCCGTCGAGTTCGGATATCCCTGCCCTCGTCT